TGCTCCGCCCATATTGGGATATACTGATGTAGCCATGATAATACTTCCTTAAAGAGATTAGTTATCTAACCCTCTTTTCAGCATAAGCCCTCTCGATTTCTGGAGATAAAGCTAAATACCTATCAGGGTCAGTTTGCATTAGTTTAATAATGTCTGAGCGCCTATAGACTTTCTTAGATGCTGTCTCGCCACTTCCTTTTGCACCGCCCGTTGAGGCAGTCTTGACAGCTTCTTTTCTGCTTGCTTTCTCATTAACGGCAGTCTGAGCTACTGTTTGTTGACGCTCTTTCCATATAGTGAAAAGCTCATCAGCAGCTTCGTAGTCATACTGCGTATCCGCTTGTGCAAAGAGCTGAGTACGAATCTTTGATCCTTTAATCCAATCAACAAACTTACCATCTTGCAGAATCTCTTGCATGTCAGGATGACGTTGTTGCAATTGAGCCTGCGCTGTTTGCTGCTTGTACTGCTGAGTTTGTGCTTCAGCAGCTTTAATTGAAGGATGATTCTTAATCGCTCTCTCGACAGCCTTGTCGGGATCAGAGAAAAAGTCTATGTCTTCTTCAGGTTCTTGGGTTGCTGGGGTGTTGGTGTCGAGTTGTGTCTGGATGTAATTGTCTACTACTGAACGAAGCTCCCCTACCTCACCGCTTTGCTTTCCTAGTAGCTTCTCAGCTTCTTGGTGCATCCTTACAATCTCAGCGGTTGACTTTCCTTTGTACTTATCAGGGATTTCTTCTTGTTCTTGAGGAGTTTCCTCTACTTGAGGCTCCTCTTGAATCTGACTTACTTCTTCATGTTCAGTTTCGACGTCTTCTGGACGCTCGTCTATTAGTGTTGCCATTATTAAACTCCGTGAGTATTCTCATTATGGAGGTGTATTATACAGGGCTTCTTGGTTAAGAGTTGGCCTTGCGTTCTTGCTGTAACTTCTGCGCTCTGTTCTTTTCCCACTTTCTAGTAGCACCCATAAAATCACCAGAGATCGGGTCTAGCTTACTTCGCACAGCACTTACAATTCTTCTTGCAATCTTGTCGCAATCTAAGCAGGGAATGTGGGTACACTCTGAATCTGTGTAGCGTTCGTTTGTGTGTCCATCCTCGCAGCGATACTCGTAGATAGCCCTCATTAGGCAGCTTCTTCTACTTCATCTTCCTTTAATGCTTCTGCTTCTGTTGCATCGATTTGAGCTTCTAGGTTTAGTAGGTTAGCTATGATAGCGAGTTGGCCCTTACGGAAGTAAAGGTCTTCATTATCTTTTGCAGCTTCTACTGAGTTGATCACCATCGCATTAGACTTAAGGTCTTCCATTAGCTGCTTCCAGCCGTCTGTTCCAAACATATCTCTAATGTTACGGTAATATAGCTCAAGGTCTTTATCAATCATACTGTTTCTCCCTAAGGACAGTTAAGTTAAGTTATCATTAATGAGATATAAACACCTCATATACTACTTATTATATCATAAATGAATAAGAAAGTCAAGCGTTATTTCTTCTTTTTACTTGACTTTGTAGTATTTTTGTTGTATATAGCGTCCCAGTTGGCTGGCAAACTTCTTCTGATCTGTCTTGCGCTGGGCACTTCCTTTACCGCCGTGTGTCTGACCCTTCATCGTTTCTTACCCTTATGAAGGCCATGCTTGGCGTGTTGCTTACCCTTGGCAGTAGCTGCTCTCTTCTTTGTGTTAGCAGCCGCTAACTTCTTCTTGCCTGCTGCTGTAGACTTCAGCTTACTAATAGTCTTAGAAGGTGCGTAGACCTCTCCAGTCTTGCCGCTAGGCTTACCAGAGGGTGTACGCCACTTCTGCTTTGTCCACTTCTTTAAAGACTTCTGTGATTCTTTTAGTGCCATTACTTATAGCCTCCGCCTTTCGCCTTGTACTCCTTGGCTAACATCTGAGCTTTCCTAGCAGACCATTGACCAGCGTTACCACCTTTAGTTCCTGCTTTGATCTTGTTAAACAAGTTCTTCCGCATGGTGGGCTTAGTGTAGTTCCCTGCTTTGTTTACTGTAGACTTTTTGGCTGGCATGTTACTTCTTCTTCTTCTTCTTTGCAGCGTCTTTCTTCAAAGCTGCAATAGCTGCTTTAGCTTGCTTATCAGACATTGGCATCTGACGAGCGCGTTTAGCTTTTACTGCTGCTTTCTTCTTTGGTGGACGACCTACTTTACTACCGTATGTACCTTTACCTGCTGGCATAATAGCCTCCTGTTAATGATATGTTTACAAATCTACATAATTTCACCATATAGGCGAATACATGTTTACCACTTAGACTTATTAGCCCAATATGCCGCAGACATTTTGCCCTTGGCTATATTCTTTGCATGTCTTGCTTTAAAAGATTTACGTCTTGCTTTTTCTGAAGCTGTCTTAGGACTACTACCAGCTCCTGATACACCCTGCTGTCCGTAGCGTATAGTTTTAACTTTATCGCCTTCTTTGGCTACAACTACATGACTCTTCTTGGGGTGGTTAGGAGTACGCTTCGGTTTGTTGTATCCGCTGACTCCAGCCCTAGCTAGCCTTGGGTCTTTTTTTACTGGCATTTTTAGTCTCCATTTGTTTCTCAAGTTGTGCAATCTTCTTAAATAGTTCCTCAAACTTTACATTTACTTGAGCTACTACGTTTTCTAAATCTCTCGTGCTTACCATTATTGCAGTCCTTGTGGGTTTGGTGTTGCTGCTACATTGCCTTCCTTAACAGCTACTTCTCGCTCCTTCAGCAACTGCTCTGAAATCTTCAGACGCTTCTGGAACTCTTTATCGTCTGCATCTCCAGCTTTAAGGTTTGTTGTTACAGCCTTGATGCGATCAATCTCAAGCTCCTGTGGAATAGCCTGTGCCTCCACTGCAATCTTCTGCGCCCTAGCAGCAGACTCTTGTGCCTGTCCGTTGAGTGCAGCAGTCTGTGACGCTTGGAACTGCATCTGAGCTTGCTGTGCTGCCTGTGCTGCTTGCTGTGCTTCTGGATTAGGCTGGTTAGCTTGCTCAAGTGTAGCAATCAACTCTTCACGGTTAGACAGGTTCATGTTGTCAATGATGGACATAACCAACTTAGGATACATAGGCGTGTCTGGTGACATGGTTTGTAGGAGCTGTACAAGCTGTGTTACTTCATACTCACGAGCAATGATACCTAACGAGCTAGACGTATGGAACTTGTAGTCAGCTACTGGGTACATCTCTGGCTCAAACTGCATATAGCGTTGTGCAGCCTTAGTAACAAAAGGAATAATGAATGATTCTTGGAAGTTGATCAAGGTGCGCTTGTGACGCTTAATGATAGCACCTAGTGACATAGATACACCAGCAGCAGTGGCTTCACCATTGATAGAACCAGCAATACCTGCTGAGTCAATAGCGCCTGTGGCTGTCTGTACCATTGTCTGCAAAGCCTGCGCCTGTGCAAAGGTAATCTGGTTGACGTTACCGAAGTTAAAGGGCTGTAGAATCTCAGCAGGGTTGCCGTTGGTTAGAATGGTCTTCCCCGGCTGTATAGTTGGTTTAGCGCCTCTAGGCATACGAGAAGCATCCATCGCCATCATTGGGTGGATGGTCAAGGCTAGAGCGTCTATTCTAGCGCGTAGTTCTGTGTCTAACGCCTTTTGACTGTTATACCCTTTCTCACATACTCCTCTGCCCCAGAAGCGGCTAGGAACGACATCCCATGGGAATGCGATGACAGGACGATCCTGCATCATGTAAGGGTTCTCTTCAGCTTTAAGCAGTACACCGCCGTTGGCAATAACAACAACTGCCTCTACGTAGTAGGTGTCATCGTCATCTTCAAACTGCACAACCTCTGCATCTTCAACTTCAGAGTCCTGTGCTTCCTTTAACAAGTGACGGGGAACAAGACCATAGTACTTAGTAAGACGTACTTTGTCTTCATCGTAACGTGCTAGGTCTTGATCAGGCTCAATGTCAAAGTCTGGAGCTGCTGACTGAATGTCTACATCACGATATACACCGCTTTCCTGTAACTGTTCCACTAGGTGGCTAGACACAAACTCGTCAATAGCACAGCCCAATGCTGAGTCAATGTCAGTGGCTACAGGGTCAATAAGGAAGTTCTGAGGCATGACAGGACGTAGTTTAACACATGTACGGTCTACTATGTTAACACCTACTGCTTGTAGCTCACCACCCATCACAGGCTGTGTAGCTGGTTTAAACTCTTTCTCTTCCTCTAGGACAATCTCTGCAATGCCTGTACCGAATACGGCAGCATTGATAAGACACTCAGCAACACCCTTACGTACTTTGTTCTTCTTGAAATCTTCTTCTAGATGGTTACGGAGCATAGCTATGTCAGCAGTGTCCTGATCCATGTAATCATCTTTAATGTCAAACCACTTGCCACGACCAAAGGTAGCTTCCTCTAGCTCTGCTACAGATGACTCAACAGCCTGCTGTAGTGCAGGGGATATAATCTTTGAACGCTCTGTGCTTCTGGTGCGATCCTGTGCAGACCACTGACCACGCCACAGGCGGTAGTACTCATCAAACATCTGTGAGTAGTTGGCTTCGTAGTGATCACGCCAGCCATCACACTTATTAATTACCCAGCCTTCTAGGTCTTGTTCAATCATAAAGGTGTTGTTATCTTCCAGCATATTTAGTAGCCTGCGTATTTGTCTAGGAATTCGTAGTCCTCTTCCTCGTAGTCAAATGCATAACTAACCTTAGCTAACTGGTCAATGTATGCAAGAGCATCTATCAAGTCATCGTGGACTAATTGATTGGGGAACTGGAACAACTCGTCTAGGAACTGAGCATTCCACTTACCCTTGTTTAATACTAAGTTACCGTGTTCTAAACGGCCTTGTAGCGCCCACACGATCCTGTCAGT